ACTTTCTTAGTACCGACCGGGCTAACAACGCTAACTGATTTGTTTGTTTTTACTGCTGGAGTTACTATATCTTTTGCATGCGGCGCAGATTTTGCCAGGATTTGATCATTAACACCGGTACGTTGCTCTAATTCTAATTTCTTTTTACCTAAATCTTTTAGGAAACTTAGTTTATGTTTTTCGCCAACTAGGTCTTGATGCTCAGCCGGTTCATATTCTGTACCTACAATCGCTTGACCAGTAACATCGTCGTTTGCGTGATTAATTTCGTTTTCTTCTTCTTCTTTTTCATTGCGTACACGCACATCATTTAAAGTCAAGCCTAGAACATGTGCAATCCGATCTTGTACTTGTTTACTGGTTGCTGGATAATTTGTTATAGCATCAAATACTGTAATTTCAACGTTTTTATGTTCTGGGAATTCGTGTGGTTGAGCAGTGATCGGTGTACTTTTACCTGCGCTGACTGATGCTACGTCAAATTCAGCCAAGGCTGCCTTTATCTGGGTGCCGGCATCTTTAGGACACTTGCCCGCAATCTTCAACTTAAAAGAGTAAGTTTTCTGACTTTCTGTTAGATATTCTCTGTAACTTTTCATGTTCAATTCCTGATGTAGTATTTATTTCAAATTCTTTAATTTTTCAATAAGGCTATTACGATCTGAAATAATAACGCCCTCACCTGTAATGTTGATGCCGGTATCTTCACCGGCCGCATCATTGTCTAATTTTTGTTTCTTCAGCTGTAGATCAATCATTTTTAGTTTTTTGTCTAGTTTGGCAGTTTTAGCTGTAATAGCATGCCCTAACATGCTGGCCGCTACTTCGAACATACGAGCACTGTATCTAGATTCTACATTCATGCCTAGATCCATAATATCTTCGTAGGCATCTTTGGCTTTTTGTGCTAGTTCATCTAGCTCTTGATCGCCCATATCTCCTAAGCCTTTTACCGCTGGTAACGCCGCTGAGATTTTATCAAACTCTTGCAGGTCGCGAATAAATGGTTGAGCTACCTCAGCTTTCTTAGCCGCCTTTTCTTCCTCTTTAACAATTTTCTTGCTTTCAGGAAGATTTAATAGATCTTCAAGTTTTTTAGTCATACTATTACTTATCAACCGCCTGTGTGGAATAGATCATTTTCATTTACTATTCTAAACTTTATGCCCTGCTGTTTACACCAAAGACCTGCGGCCGCCCACTTGGCTTGATTCTTTATAAACTGCATTTGATTATGTTTGCTTTTACCTACACGCTCTAGTATAGTTTGACTAGCTGGTTTGATTTCAATCAGCTCTACTAGGATCCGTTGATTTTTGTCCATATATTGAATGAAAAAATCAGGTACATAAACTGTTTGCCTACCTGTTAGCGGATCTCTATAAGGTATTTGTATAGCTTCACTAGCCCATTTCTGCACGTTTTCATTATTGTCACAGAAATTCATAAAACTCCACTCCCAACTGCTACGATAGGTTGGAATCTTTGTTCCAACATATTTTTGCGGATGTTTCATGGTAAACTTACCACGTGCAAATTTGCTAGACATGTTACACTAGAATATTACGGCTCTCGTAGGTATCTACAAGAGGAGCTATTCTATATCCAAGTAAGCTGGTTTTTTCTCTATAGGTGTTTAATATTTGAGCGACTACTTGACTTAGTTGCACGTCTGTCAAGGTCTTCATAGTATCTAATATTGTAAATATTTTTACATTATCAATTCGTGCTTGGTTTAATAATACAATAGCAGTACTACGAGCACTTTCGGTATCAAATCCACGCTTTTGAAAAAATCCCACAGTCGCATCGATATCAGTGGCAGCAAATGTTACTTGCTGTGTAAAAAATTTATTGTATACCTGTCTTACATCAGTGTTAGATAAACTCGAGGATGCTGGTAGGTTGCCGGCCATGTTTATGGTCCTATATTAATTGGAGTTGCTAGAGTTGTTGCGGCAGCTGTCGATTGTGCAAATTGTACATTAATCAATGGATTATTCTGATTTATTGACGAGGCAGCTTTTGAAAGATTACTGACTCCACTAATTACGCCAGGAGCAGTATTGGAAAAATTGTTTATTTGATTAATGACAGTATTTAATGAGTTTATACCGGTGGCAGCATTAGGGCCGGCAGTGGTCATAGATGCTAATGACAAGAAAGAATTTAGATTTGCACCAAAGCCGTTTTGCAACGGACTTGGACTTTGATCATAATGACTTTGTCCAAATCCCTCTACGTTTGACGGGTTTACAGCACCAGTGTCGTAGGATACAGCCTCGTAGGCAATTTTCATGTCCATGTCATGTGGGCCACTACCACTGTAATCGACCTTATTGTGATTAAACATTGTGATTATGGGATTTTTTAATTTATAACTAACATACTCGTGTCGAGCCATTTGATATATGGTTATGTAATTAAAGAAAGGCGTAGTACTACCATTATCAAAACCATACGGGCTAATAATAAAATCCGAGCTACGCATGGCATTACGATTATAGGCATTTGATACGCCGGCAGCTGAAGGATCAGCGTAATAGTAGCTGTAGTAGTTTTGCCATAAGGCATTGATCAATCCCATATTGTCATCATGGAATTTGATTGATATGTCACCTGGTTTATGTTGGTACTGTACAACTTTTTTCCTATTGTATTGATTTAGCATGTCTGTAGAAACTGTAAAACTAGGTAAATCAATACTCTTAACTAGCATATTGATTTCTTGTCCATATTTTTGAACAAGATCAATAGTGCGTAATGCGCCCGGGTTGATATTGAATGCCACGTGAAAAGCAAACTTGCTTTTAGGTGCAAGGCGAAACTGATCGTCTGAAAATAATCTAGCCGCGTGTTGTTGATCGCGAAGATTAACAAATGGATCAGAGCTTAATTGGTTTGAGGGAGTGAATGCCATAATATTATTTATCGAGACTTATAATCTGGTCACTTAATGACTAACCGTAAAAAAGCCCACTAGTGTGGGCTCTTTTATTAACCTATTTGACCACCGCCACCTGTAATGTTGGTACTGCGTGTTTGTACAAAATTTGGTGTTCCAAGACCTGCTGTTGCACCGATCTGCACAGCATTATCCATTTGAATACTTAAATCAATAGTAATAATAGCCTGTTGTGAATAGTTTAGAGTGTTGTAGTTAGTTGACACTAGGTAGCAACCGTAGCACTCCCATGTTTCTAACACGTTAGGACCATTAGCTGGATCAGCGCCGTTACCACCGTCTAACATCTCAATGCGCATGGTAAACTTGTAGTCACCGCCTGATGCCGCTGAACTTTGTTCAAAGAAGTCAAACTGTTTCTGATTTTGTTCGCCTACTAGCTTGCTAACAGCACCAGTTACGTCATCACGTAGCTTAACTGCTACAGGACCCCACTTGGGACGACCTGCGTAGTGAATAGTTGAGTTATAAACCATTAGTGTTTGATCATCAAATGAAACACTCGGACGAGCCGCTTCGCTGACCTGTTTAGTTAGTTCTGTTGTTGAACCGCTGACCCCAAAGTGTTCAAAGCTAACTCTAAAACGATATTGAAGTTTGGGCATTAGCATACCCTGAGTAGTTGCACTCTGGTTTGATGCTAGCGGTACTGTAAATCTTGATAATGATGCAATCGACATTTAGTTTCTCCTAATTATTTGCCGCCCAAGCCCTTGATTGCGCCTGTGTTTTCTAAACGTAGCGGAATGTAAATAAATTCCACTGCCTTCACTGGTTCAATAGCTATATCAAGGTACAATTCGCTTCGATCGATTCTTGATGGTGTGTTGTTACTTGTATCGCAGACTACCACGTAGTCATAGATAGCACGTTGGCCGACTAATTCAAGCAATAGACTTTCTGCGGCTTGTTTTATTTCGTTACGTGTAATAGTATCGTTTGGTTCAAACACATATGGTTTGGCTAAACGTGATAACTGTCTACGTAGGAATACGACTAGACGTGCTACGTTGATACGATCCAATGAGCTAGCTGTAAGTTGACGTGTATATTGTCCGTAGGCAACTAGACCAGTACCTGTAATATAGGTAATTGGATTTACGTGTACACCTGCAAGTGTATCGCGTTGTCCTGTGTTCAGTGCTGTAGCTACAAACTCGCCCTGTGCAGTTACATAACCTGTTGAACTGGCATTTGTAATTCCGCCGCGACGTGTTCCTGCTGGAGCAAACCATGGATAAGAAACATTGTCGCTTAGAGCAATAGTACGTAGCATCATATGACTTGGAGGGACAACAATATTGTTGCCTAACAAGTCTGTTGAATAGCCCCATGGGTAGTAGATACCTACGTATGGATCTGTGTTAATTAAACCCATTTCGCCGTTGTCGACTGCCTTGTTTACGTTATTACCCCAGTTGTTTAATGTTGTAGCATCTGGCGTCAAGCGAGCTGGAGTGTCGGCAATAACAAATGCTGTTAGTCCGCGATCGTAGTTTAATCCAACCATTGGCGTGATTAACTCAGTGTATCCTGGGCAGGCAATTAGGTTAAACACACGTGATTCTTCATCACGCAGGTCTTGATTAGCATTTACTAGTGAAGCAAGCGCCGCAACAACCACTGCTCGCTGAGAGTGGCGACCAAACTGTCCAGAACCATCGGCTGCATTTGGTGCTTTGCTTACCCAACGGTTTGCATAATAGTTAGTCTGTGCTTGTCCAGAACCAATTGTTCCTGCGACGCCACCTGTACCGTTATAACGAGTATTTCGTGCTGTGGTATCTACATAACCGATATCATAATACTTGACGTTGAATCCTGAACGACGTGTGTTGAATAACAATGTACCACGTGGAAATAGCAACGGATCTGGACAGTCAAAATCAACATAATCGCTCGATAATAAATCAGTAATTGCACTCATTGAATCGCCTAGAACTGCACCGCCGTCTGTGTTCCAACGTGCATCAGCAAATACAATACCGTTTTCACTAGTTTGATCAGCGTTGTCAACTAACGTCCAGGATTGCTTCAAGTAGTTATACTTGTACAGTTCCGGGAAATTTTCAGTATCGCTAGTATTAATCCATAGATCACCGTTGGCCAATGGCGTGTTATCGCTTTGCACAGTCGGCTTAGTTGCTGACAGGATTGGACCATTTGGATCTGTAGCAGTACCACCTACTTGGTTTTGTGTATAGTTTAGATAGCCCTTCCAGTAGGTTCCGTTATTAATCATAATATCAACAGAGCTGGCGATATTTGTGTCATACCAGAGTGTGCCATCTTCTGGGATTGTTACTGGTGCTGATTGACTAACTGTTGCGAATCCAGAACCTGCAACAGTAGAACTCCATAAGCTAGCTACAAAATTATGTGCCGTGCCTGTAGCCGCTACATAATAGTTAGCAGTGGTTCCGGGCGTAAATATCTTGCTCATTGGATAGTTTGCGCTATCTACAATAACAATTTCGCCACCAGTTACATGGGCTATTGTAACGCTGTTATCACTGTTCAATGAAGCTGACAAGTTTGAATTTGGAAGTGCTGCCGTGAAAGCTGTTAAGAATAGATTAACATCAGTAGAAGCACCTGTAGCTGTAAATGACACACTGACTGCGGTAGTGTAGCCACCACCGGGAATACTTTCTGAGAATGTTACTGTGTTTACACCTGCTGTAAATGTGCTTGTAGCAACTGGAATTGATTTAATTGTTGTTGCACCTACACCAATACGTTTGTATAGTTTAAAGTGTGATAATGCTGGACTTGCTTCGTCATCGTTATATTTTATATAAACAACACCTGCTGCCAGATTGATACCGCCGCCTACTGGATCTAAACCAGCTAGAGCTCCTGCATTATTAGCATACAGACCGGTAGTTAAAGATACCCATGCACCTGTAGCCGAATTATATTTTTTAATAATCCAGTCTGCACCTAAATTAGCAGAAGTTGTTTTAACCCATACACTACCCGTTGGACGGCCATTGGCTGTGCTAGTGTTGTCTGATATTTTGTATAATGGTATTTGTGTATGCGGTGCTAGTGTCAATGCTGGGCATAGATACTGTGTTGATTGCAACCCTACTGCTGTTACTGCTGTGCCACTTAGTGTAATACTACCTACTGGTGCACCGCTATAAACTGCGGCTGTTCCGTTTGAATAAAGATTTAAAAAACCATTGACGTTGGCAGCGGTAATACCTAATGCTGTAATTCCACTAGTGCTGTTGATGTTTGTAATTAAACCTGTTAGTGTAGTAAACCCACTGGTAACTGCCACACCATTAATAGTCATTGTTAAACTAGTCAAGTTTGGATTTGAACTGTTTGAAACTGTACCAGTCGCTGTCGGCCATGATTTAACCCATGAACTAGTTCCTACTTCAACCCATGTACCGGCAGCAGTATCTGTTAGATATTTTTTAAGGAACAACTTCTGTAGAGTTGTTATGGCAACAACGGCATAATCACCGATAGCACCAACACTGGCCAATGGAATATATCCACCATTGCCGTCTGAACTACACTTTGTAGTATCTGTAATTACTTGAAGATTGTTGGCACTTTGCTGTTCTGTAAATGCCTGTCCACCTGCTGTAGTAGCCGGATTTTGATTCCATTGAAATACACCATATAGTGTATCTGCTGTGTCCAACCAATATGTGCCATCTACCGGACTACCGTGTGGAGTAGTTGCTGTGCCAGTTAATCCACCTAGATCTAAATCAGCACGTACCACGTATGCACGATTGCTAACACCCAAGAAGCTGTAGGCGGCTTCTAAACCGTATTCGTTTTGCTCACCAGCGTGAATTGGATTATTTTCTGCGTCGGTATAAAACTTTGGTTTACCGAACGTATCTGACAGGTCTTTTTGACTTGTTAGTAGATAAACCTTACCTGCATTTGCTTTTAAGGTGCCAAACGCTGTGCCGGAACCTGCTCCGTTTTGTTTGTTGCTAGCTGAAGCAACGATGAATAAAGGTACTGTACCGGCTGCGGCTGGTGTATAGAACGACTCGTCTATAACGGTTACTGCTACGCCTGGTGAACTTAATTGAGCCATTGTGTAATCTCCATGATGACATGCTGTTCATGTATTTATAGCTTTTGACTCTTTTGTTGTTGATATAGCCTAGGAAAAAGGGGTAGAAAAGGCTTAAATACATAATGAGACCACTTTGTTTATGCGGATATAGACCTGCTGCCGTTAACTATAAAAAGAACGGTCGTACGTACTACAGGCGTCTATGCGAGATCTGCCTTAGAGGTGGAAAATATACAGGGATTGCTCGTTGGCATAGAGCAGGATATCGTAAAAAACCCTCTTGTGATAAGTGTAATTTTAAATCACAATATCAAGAGGTATTTGCTGTGTTTCATGTTGATGGAGATTTAAACAATTGCCGTCATAGTAATCTCAAGACAGTATGTGCAAACTGTCAGCGGATTCTACATAAGGAAGGGGTAAAGTGGCGCCAAGGCGATCTTGTGCCAGACCTATAACACTTTTAACCTGTGT